TCCTCGGCGCTGTCGAAAGTCTCGGTTATAAGCGTATCGAGGTCATCCTCATTACCTATCGTTAACACGTAGTAAACCATGATCTTGCTCTCCTATTACTTGTGTGTCTGTTAAAGATAATCCATTAATCGGGAGGGGTTTGCCCTGTCGATGGTTGTATTATACACAGGTATCTAACCTCGTCAACCCCCCCAACACAAAAAAACTTAAATTAATTTCCACGGACTACTGCTACATCTATATGCACTCATTGCTACCCTGCCGCTGCGCGGTGCTATCCAGTCGCTACCCAGTGCTATCCAGTCGCTACCCAGTGCTGTCCAGTCGCTTAGCGGTAGCCCCACCGACATCCTCGCCTCACGGAAACTGAACAGCCCTACGCAGCCCTACGCAGCCCTACGCAGCCCTACACAGCCTACGTAGCGGCACGCAGCCCTATGCAGCCCTATGCAGTGCTACGCGAGGCTACGCGCGGGCAGCGGCGTGTCTTTGTAGGGGGCAGGGGGGTACGGCTAGGCTAGTCGATGCGACCACCCGCACAGATTTGCAAGAAGGCAAAATAGGGCGAGGAAACTACCCAGAAACCCCTATTAATTAGCCTCCACAGCACTCCACATAGCAGTAGTCATAGCTCATTGATTTAATTAGTAAAAGGCACTGCGGAGAACAACACAGGTCAGCCAAGGTCCGCACCGTAAAACGCACAGATTTACCATGCGATAACACAGCACCAAACAGCGCATAGTGCGGGTATAGGGAACCGTTAAGGGAGAAGATAGTACGTTAACGTACACTAACGCTACAGCCCAGTATTCATGGGAGTATTAAAAATAATTAAAATAAATAGGTCAAAGGGGTTGACTTTTCGTAAAAAATATGGTATAATATTACGTATAGTATAAAGTAATTTAAACGACTCGAACGAATCGACTACAAGTACAGAGCTCTATTTGAGTGAGTTGAGTGTGTTGTCTGTACGCACAGAACATAACCCACTTAACGTAGCTTAAAGTATATAAGGTTTCCGATAAGCTTTACGAAGCGAACTATATAGACTATGTGGTTACTCCACTGGTTACCAATCAAGGAGAACGTCAATGGGACGCCCTAAGAATTCTGACCTAGCTAAGGTTAAGAAGCCCGGTAAGCCCGGAAGGCCGCCGGGACAGGCAGCAGCGATAGCCGACTTCACCGCACGAATAGTGAATTCACCGAAGAGTAGGCGGGTTATGGACGCTATCGTGGAGGCTGCCCTTAATGATGACCATAAGAACCAAGCCGCAGCGTGGAAGCTGCTCATGGACAGGATGGTTCCCCTCTCCGCGTTTGAGAAGAACTCATCCGGTGCAAAGCCTCAGATAAACATTAACATTACATCCGCTGGCGCACCGGTGATTTCATCTGACGACGAGGTTATAGAAGGAGACTACGATGACGAGACATGAGACAGCGCGTAGAGCGCAGAATGGCCTGAAAGCTATTAGAGCTGTTATGGATGCCTACCCCGGACAGATCGAGGGTAAGCATCTACCAGTTATAATTTGGGAAGGATACAGCCCTGTACCTTATCGCGACACCAAGGGCGTAGTCACGGTGGGTGTCGGGCAGACTGGTTACTGGGCTGATATCCCATTCCCTGAAGTATTCGATCATTTCGAGCAGCAGGCGCGTCACTTGACGACGGGGTTCGATGAGCTGCCGCAGATGGTGAAAGACGCTATCGTGGTGGCTTGCTACCGTGGAGACTGGCAGATGTCCCCGCGCACTAGGCGGCTATTCAACAATAAAATGTACTTGGAAGCTGTCGAGGAGTGGTACGACAACGAGGACTACAGAGTAGCCTGCGCTCAGCGTAGCGGGGTGAAGGCGAGGTTTGAGTATGTCGGGGACGCTATCGAGAGTATGCACTGCGGAGAGGACTGATGCCAGCTAAGAAAGATTCAAGATTGGAAAGAGCAGGAGTATCGGGTTATAACAAACCTAAGCGTACCCCTAAGCATCCTACTAAATCACACGTAGTTGTGGCGAAAGAAGGCGATAAGATTAAGACCATACGCTTCGGACAGCAGGGTGTTTCAGGTTCTCCCAAGAAAGCCGGGGAGAGCAAAGCTGAACGTAAACGACGAGAGTCCTTTAAGGCTAGACATGCCAAGAATATATCCAAGGGTAAAATGTCTGCTGCTTATTGGGCCGATAAGGTTAAATGGTAATGAACTTTGATATCTCCCTACTCCCGTGGCAGGAAAAAGTATGGAACGATAACAGCAGATTTACAGTGATTGCGGCAGGACGGCGGACGGGCAAGTCTCGCTTCGCAGCCTACAAGATGATCTTCGCTGCGCTGACTAGAGAGAAGTGCGACGTGTTCTACATAGCACCAACTCAGGGACAGGCACGAGACATTATGTGGCATCTACTGCTAGAACTCACTGAGGGGCTGAGAACAAAGAGTAACGTCAACAACCTACAGGTCGAGCTGGTTAACGGTAGCCGCATCAGCCTGAAGGGCAGTGACAGACCGGATACGATGCGGGGTGTTGCCCTGCGTGCGGTTATCCTAGACGAATACGCTGAGATGAAGCCGGAGGTGTGGGACGAGATTATCCTCCCCGCCCTAGCTGACTTGAGAGGTGAGGCAGTGTTCATCGGTACGCCGAAGGGACGCAACCACTTCTATGATCTCTACCACTACGCGGACACGGGTGAGGACGAAGCCTACAAGGCATGGCACTTCACCACATACGACAATCCGCTGGTAGCGAAGGAAGAGATCGACTCAGCACAGAATCGAATGTCCAGCCATGCATTCCGACAGGAGTTTATGGCATCGTTCGAAGCAATCGGTAGCGAAGTCTTTAAGGAAGAGTGGGTTAAAATTGATGACGAGGAACCCATGACCGGAGACTTCTATATCGCTTGCGACCTTGCAGGCTTTGAGCAGGCAGGGGCTAAGAGGAAGCGTAGGCGTGATAATAGCGCCTTTGCTGTCGTCAAGGTGAACGAGGACGGCTGGTGGGTTGCGGACATCGTAGCGGGGCGCTGGACGGTCGAGGAGACTGCTCAGACGATCTTCGACTTGATAGCCGAGTACAATCCTGTCGGTGTTGGCATTGAGATGGGTATTGCAAAGCAGGCGGTGATGTCACCCCTGTTCGAGTTGCAGAAGCGATCAGGTCGCTACTTCCCCATCAAGGAGCTAACGCACGGTAATCAGCGAAAGACGGACAGAATCATCTGGGCCTTGCAGGGTAACTTCGAGCAAGGACGTATAACGCTAAACAAGGGCGAATGGAACAGGCAATTCTTAGATGAGCTATTCCAGTTCCCTGACAAACTAACGCACGATGACATGGTGGACGCGCTGGCATACATTGACCAGCTTGCCAAGGTTAGCTACGTAGACTATCGAGACCTCGACGATGAGGACGACTACGCGGCTCTCGACGAAATCTCAGGATACTAGGAGCGACAATGCTTAATAAAGATGATAACTTGCTAGGAGCCAGTCTTACTAGCTGGGTACTAGACAAGGTAGAAGAGTGGGAACAGCACTACATCTCCAACTATCAGGAGAAGCACCTTGAGTATGACCGCCTGTGGCGCGGCATCTGGGCGGAGAATGACAAGACTCGTCAGAGCGAGCGCAGTCGTCTCATATCGCCAGCAAGCGCACAAGCCGTAGAAGGCAGTGTAGCCGAGGTGGAAGAGGCCATATTCGGCAGAGGCGAGTTCATTGACATCCGCGATGACTTCCAAGATCAGGACTCTAGCGATATTGTAGCTATGCGTGCTGCCCTGATGGAGGACTTTGAGAAGCGTGGGTTCCGTAAGACGTGCGGCGAAGTGCTTATTAACGCTGCCGTGACGGGTACGGGCATCATGGAACTGGTACTGGACGAGGTGGTAGAGAAGGCTCCGGCATCTCAGTCCGTCGATCAGTACACTAAGGCTGTCGGAGTGATGTCAAAAGAGAAGGTTGTGGTCGATTACAGGCCCATCCATCCTCGTAACTTCCGCATTGACCCTGCTGCTGTGTCCATTGAAGGCGCTCTGGGCGTGGCAATCGACGAATACGTACCTACTCATCAGGTGGAGCTGCTTCAAGAGAGCGGCGTTTACCGCGATGACGTGATGGTCGGCGTGTCCTACACGGAAACTTCGCTGGAAGCTGACCAGAATCTGGCGGCTCAGGCTCACAGCAAGTGCCGACTCATCAAATATTACGGCTTAGTGCCGACAGAACTGCTCGATGCGGACAAAGACACCGAGGGAGACGACCCGTTCGACGGTTATGACATCGAAATGCCGGACGTAGAGAAGACTTACTACACTGAAGCTATCGTCGTCATCGACGCTACCAGTGGAGAACTGCTAAAAGCCGAGAAGAATCCGTTTATGATGGGTCAACGCCCCGTCGTATCGTTCCAATGGGACTGCATGCCGGGTGTTTTCTACGGTAGAGGCGTTGTCGAGAAGGGCTATAACAGCCAGAAGGCTATTGATTGCGAGTTACGGGCACGAGCAGACGCTCTGGCGCTGACCGCACACCCAATGTTAGCCGTAGACGGCACTAGAATGCCCCGTGGCATGAACGCTAAGGTGGTTCCGGGTAAGACTCTGATCACTACAGGGGACCCCAACACGATACTTCGCCCATTTAAGTTCGGTGAAGTGAGTGGAATCACGTTTAATCAGGCAGAAGCACTGGAGCGCATGCACCAGAGGGCTACCGGCGCTATAGACACCGCTGGACTGCCTCAGGAGATCGGAGACGCACGTTCTGGAGCCGTTAGTATGGCACTAGGGGGCGTGATAAAGCGTCATAAGCGCACGCTCATGGCGTTTCAGAACGATTTTCTAATCCCTGCCGTGGAGATGGCGGCATGGTTGTACATACAGTACGACCCTGAGCGCTTCCCCGCCAAGGATTACAAGTTTGTCGTGTCAGGCAGCATGGGAATCATGGCTAGAGAGTTCGAGACTAGCCAACTGACCACACTGCTGAGCACTACGGGTAAGGAAAGCCCGGCGTACCTGCCCCTGATAGAGGCAATCATCAACAATATGCACCTGAACAACAGGGAGCAGTTGATCGCTACTATCCAGAAGGCAGCACAGCCCGACCCGCAGCAGCAAGAGGCTGCTCAGCGTCAGGCACAGCTACAAGAACAGTTACTCCAAGCTCAGATCGCCGCATTCCAAGCACAAGCGAACGAGAGCAACAAGAGGGCAGAGAAGTACGAGGCAGAGAAGCGTGCTATCCCGATTGAACTGGAGAATGATAGAATCGCAGCCATTAGCAAGCAACTCGCTGCTGGCAGTGACGACGACAAGGAGTTCTCACGGCGCTTTAAGGAGGCTGAGCTTAACTTAGCCAACCGTAAGATGCAGTTAGAAATCCTTGAATCAGCAACTAAGAACGGGGCAATTCCATTCGATGAAGGAACCCCGACAGGAGTACCAGTAGATGACACCAGTAGTCAAGAAAGAGGATTTGCAGAGGATAGTCGACCAGATCAACGGACGCTTTGAGTGGTTTACCAATAAAGTAAACGAGCTTGAGCACCGTATCAAGGAACTTGAAGACAGCAAGCAACCCAAACCAACTACTAAGAAGTAAGGAGTACACATGGATAACTTCAACATTGAAGTCCAGAAGGCGTTAGAAGATATGTTCGCAAGCGAAGGCTGGCGATTCTTTCTTGAGGACGTCACCGCCAATAAGAATGGTATTAACCATCTCGATGGGATTGAAGGCGATCAGATGTTAGGCTTCCGGCAAGGACAAGTCAGCATCCTCAACTCAATCCTAGCATACGAGGATGCGATTCGCACTGCCTCAGAAGTGGATACAGAGGAATGATTATCTGTATCGACGTGACCTGCGAAGCGGGGCATACCACGGAAGTCTTTGTTGACTCGAAGACGACCACAATGGAGTGTCCGGTGGAAGGGTGTGAAGTAACAGCGAAGCGTATCATAAGTCCCGTACGTACCTCTCTAGACCCGATCTCAGGGGATTACCCCGGAGCCACGATGAAGTGGATGGCGAATAGAGAGAAACAGATGGCGGTGGAAAGGAAGGCAGTCGAACGACACGGTCCTACGGCAGCGTGGGATGTAGCACGTGGCGGGCGATAACCGCAATCCTATATGCTTCTCCATAATGCAAACAGCACGGAGTTTTAACAATGGCAATGATAGATGATCCAGCAGATAAGTCACCAAAAGCAGAACCGGGGACTACCGAGTTCTCTCTAGAAGATGTAGCAAGCACCGCGACTGAGGAGTCGAGACCTACGGGAGCTACTATGGACGCAGAGGAACTTCCTGAGAAATACAGGGGCAAGTCGCCTGCCGAAATAGCGCGTATGCATCAAGAACTTGAGCAGCGTTTCGGACAACAGGGCAATGAGGTTGGTCAGTTACGGAGAACACTTGATGAGTTTGTACTTAGTAAGCTGAACGAAGGGACGGATAAAAAGGAACCTGAACCCACTCTTACGGACGATGATTTCTTTGCTCGACCTACCGAGGCAATAAACAAGGCATTGGCAATGAACCCTGAGATTCAACAGCTCAAGACACTTGCCGCCCAACAGAGGCATCAAGCCTCACAAGCACAGCTTGCAAGCAAGCATCCAGACTTTATGGAAGTGCTGAAGTCCCCAGACTTTAATAGCTGGGTACAAGGCAGTACGATTAGACAACGGATGCTGAAGGAAGCTGATGCTACTTACGACCTGACGATAGCTGACGAGTTGTTCACGGAATACAAGAACACTCGGAAGAAAGTGTCTGACGATGTCGTAGAGCAGGAAAAGACTGCTCGGAAGGCAGAAGTAAAGAAGGCTTCTACCGGAACTGCGAAAGGCGCACCCGCTGGACGTAGCTCTAAGAAGGTGTTTAGACGACAAGACATTGTTGAACTAATGAGAACCAACCCATCCCGATACGAGGCGCTCGCTCCTGAGATCAGGAGAGCGTACGCAGAAGGGAGGGTTAAATAACCTATGGAGAACTAAGGAATGGCAACTTCAACTTACCCAACTATGACTGGCGCTACTGGTCTGACCGAAGCGGATACTTTTATCCCCGAACTCTGGTCGGATGAGATCAAGGCAACCTATGAGAAGAACCTTGTAGCCGCTAATCTGGTACGCAAGATCAAGCACAACGGCAAGAAGGGCGACACGATTAACATCCCAGCCCCGACCCGTGGCAGTGCCAATCAGAAGGCAGAGAACACTGCTGTCACCCTGATCGGCAACACTGAGAGCAACGTCGCTGTTGTTATCGACCAGCACTGGGAATACTCAAAGCTGATCGAGGACATCGTAGGCGTTCAGGCACTCGACAGCATGCGTCGTTTCTACACTGAAGACGCTGGTTACGCTCTGGCAACCAAGATCGACTCTTTGATTCTTGAGCGTGGCAAGTACCTCGGTGACGACAACGGCTCAGGCTCTGACTGGGTTCACAGCAACTCTTTCTACGTAGACGCTTCCACTGGTCTTACTGCTTACGCGGTAGACACTGTGACTACTTCTGACGTAGTAACTGCTGCTGGCATCCGTGCCGCCGTTAAAGAGCTGGACGACGCAGACGTTCCGATGAACGACCGCGTTTGGGTTATCCCTCCCAGCGTTAAGAGCACCATGTTCGGAATCTCTGACTTCATCAGTCAGGACTTCGTATCCGGTCGTCCGGTTGAGAATGGTAACTTCGGCTCCATCTACGGCGTCGACCTGTACCAGACCACCAACTGCCCGGAAGTGGAAACTGCTACAGCTAACACTGCTGGTGATCGACTGATCGCATCCATGATGTTCCATCGTGATGCCATCATACTCGCTACCCAGATGGACGTCCGTTCGCAGACTCAGTACAAGCAAGAATACTTGGCTGACCTGCTGACCTCCGACGTACTGTTCGGTGTACATGAATTCCAGCAAGAAGCTGGTGTCGTAATCGTAGTCAACGACTAATAAGTAGACTACACACGGGGCGTCCACTAGGGCGCTCCGTCCTAATTCAAATTCAGGAGACTATGCGTGAGCGACTATACTAAGACTACGAACTTCACAGCGAAAGACGCGCTGGCCTCTGGCTCGCCTGCGAAGCTAGTGAAAGGGGTCGACTTCGATACAGAGTTCGATGCCATTGCGACAGCGGTCGCCACTAAGATCGAGGCAGCATCGACAGATACACTGACTAACAAGACAATCAATACTGCCAGCAACACGATCACAATCGTCGAGGCAGACATCAGCGACCTCGGCAGCTACATCACTGCCTCCAGTACGGACACGCTGACTAACAAGACTATCAACCTGACCAGCAACACTGTGTCTGGTACGACTGCTCAGTTCAACACTGCCCTGAGCGACGGTAGCTTTGCTACGTTGGCAGGTACTGAGACGCTGACTAATAAGACAATCAATACAGCAAGCAATACGATTACTATCGTTGAGGCTGACATCAGCGACTTGGGGAGCTACATCGAAGCAGCTACCACCGATACGCTGACTAACAAGACTATCAATCTGTCTAGCAATACTGTTTCGGGTACGACTGCCCAGTTCAATACAGCACTGAGCGATGGCAGCTTCGCCACTCTGGCGGGTACTGAGACGCTGACTAACAAGACTATCACGTCACCGACTATGACGGGTACTCCGGTGGAGGACGTGTACGCTTGGACTAGCACTACTGGGTCTGTGACCGACGAGCTTGACCCTGACAACGGCAGCATACAGACAGTGACGCTGACAGGTAACATCACATCGCTGACCGATAACATAGCCGCAGGCGAGGCCATCACGTTAATGGTCGACGACGGTACAGCATATACGATTACATGGCCCACGATGACTTGGGTTAATAACGCAGGAAGCGCACCAACGCTGGCTACTTCAGGCTATACGGTGATTGCGCTCTGGAAGGTAAGCACTACACTTTACGGTGCATTAGTGGGAGACGGAACATAATGTTATGGCATAAGATACAAGGCGCTGGTGGCGTTGGTGGTACTGCTGAAATAACCTTTGTCGGAGCTGTTACTTATAGCTCAAGCGAACGCTTTTTTGGCACTAGCTCTACTGGTTGGAATAGCAACCCCGACTATGTGGACATTGAAAGCATAGCTCAAGATGGAGACTTAGTTGTTCTTGCTGTATCTCTTGACAATGGAACAGATAGTAGCTGGACTTGGGGAACGGGAGCGACCTTTACCAATATCTGCGCTCAAGACGCTCTTGTCAGGAACCAGACCCTGTATCGCTTTTGGCAGACTGGAGACACCAATCCAGCGCCAGATGCTGCTTCTGGATATAACGGCCTAAGCGTTGTTGCTGCAGTGTTTAGAGGGGTATCCTCGTACTTATCCTGTGGGTCAGCAACTAACTCTACGGGTATGCCAGACCCTCCAAGCCTCGCTCAGTCTGGAACAAAGTTATGGGTAGCTACAGGACACTTGGACGATGATGATGTAACCATGACTGCTCAAACTAATTTTACAATGGCAGGAGCAGATAGTGGCACTAGCACAGGTACTTCATCAACAGGCATAAGCTATTGGATAACTGATGCACAAACAACCGTTGACCCTGCTGCTTTTGGAGGCGGTGGGGATGATGATTGGGTAGCAAGAACAATAGCTTTCGACTAGGAGAAATTAAATGTACGTAAAAGCACCCAATAATGTTGCCGAGACTTATCCGTACTCAATCGGTGACCTTAGACGCGATAACCCGAACACTTCATTTCCTAAAGCGCCAACAGATACATTGCTGGCTGATTGGGATATGCACCCTGTGACTATAGCTCAAGACCCGGCTTATGACCCAAGAACGCATAAAATAGTAAACGATGCGTTGCCTACTCTAATAGATGGCGCATGGATTCTTGCTAAGTCTGCTGTTGAGATGACGCAGGACGAGAAGGATGCATACAGGGCAAAAACTGTTAGGCAATACGAACTGGCAGTGCAAGATCACATGGATGTGGTAGCCGGTCAGAGGAACTACGATTCTATGTTATCGGCGGCAACTTATGCTGCTTCTAAGAATGGAAGATACGGTCTTGAAGGTAAGGCTTGTGTCGACTGGAGGGACGACGTATGGGATACATGCTATGCTATCCTATCGGACGTTGAGGCGGGAAACAGAACACCGCCCACGGTAGAGGAGCTAATCTCTGAGCTACCGACAATGGTGTGGCCTGTTATCTAATAACACTGTCGTTCTACACGGAGGTAGGAGTGACTAAACAACCAAGTAATGGATACAGGATGGACAGGACTATCAGCGTTATGAATATCATAGCGGTGTTGACGGTAGGGCTGTCTGGGTTTGGGGCGTATGACGCATTGACAGACCGAATAGCTAAGCTAGAAAGCACGGTAGATTTCCAGCTTAGGGTAGACGAGGCACAGGACGCGTCTCTGCTACGGTTCAGGTCTGAGATGAAGGAACGTACCCAGCAAATCAATGACAAGTTAGATCGCTTAATCGAGCGATTGGGAGGTGGATAGGCGTGAATAAGCTGAGAGCGCTTCTGAGCCTGTTTAAGCAAGGTAAACGAGTAGCCAATGTTGAGGCATGGAAGACAGGACAAATGAGCGTAGAGGCCGTCTCAGGGCTTCTAATGGCTATTGTCGCAGTCTTCGTAGTCTTCAGCGGGTATGAGGTGGAGGTGAATGGTGAAGAGATCGGCGCGATTGCTACTGCTCTGGTCACTATTGTGCCTGCCTTTGCTGGGCTGTGGGGCGCTGTCTCAACAGTCATTACAACGAATAAGGTCGGCTTGCGAGCTGACAGCGAGTAGAGAAGAGATTACAGCGATCACTTACTATACGGTGGGCGGTCGCTGTCTACTACAGAAACTTTAGGAGAATACTATGAAGTGGTTTGGAATTATACGTGCAGTGCTATCGTTACTACCTTCCATTATCGTCGCAATACGGGCGTTAGAAGAAGCCATCCCCGGTGAGGGTAAGGGTGAACAACGTCTGGCAGCGCTTCGCTCCATACTGGAGACTACCTACGAAGCAGCAGACGATGCCGTGGCTGAGTTTGAGAGCGTATGGCCCGTGATCGCCACCTCCGTAGGCGTGCTGGTCAAAGTGTTCAACGACACAGGCTGGGGCAAGAACGACTAATGGAAGTTTTGATAGTCGGCGGTGGGCCGAGTGTAACTAGGGGACAACTAGATTCGGTAGCCCAGTGGCGGGACATGGACGATTCGCGTCGTGTCATGGTGGTGAACAAGGGTGTGGAGCATCTACCGTGGGCCGATTATCTATTTAGCCGCGACACGCGGTTCCTAAAGTTTTATGAGGAGGTGATCTCTAGTTTCTCAGGGCAGCTAGTGGTTGGTAACTCCACCATCACCCCAGAGGGCTGTCGAGTCTGCACGGTGGTTGCGTACATATCAGGTGCTGCGGCCATCGAAGCAGCGCAGGCGCTAGGCGCTACGACAATATACCTGATCGGAGCAGACGGACATCACAAGGGAGGTGCTCATTGGTTTGAGAACTACGAGAGATTAGCCAACGCTCCGAACTATCAGAAGTTTAATGAATACTACGAGGACGCTATGAGACAAGTCAGCGTCCCTGTGTGGAACTTATCACCGGGCACGGCAATCACAGCCGTACCTACTAAGGACATTAACGAGGTACTGGATGGCACGGAAACAGATAGCGCAGACAAGACCTAGTGGCACGACAGCTACCACGTTCATTCAAGAGGACAGACCTTGGACGGTTGATCTTGTAATGGTGACTAACACAGGAGCTGTGAGTGCTGCCGTAAGCCTCTACCATGATGCTGATGGCACCACCTACGACACGTCCACAGCGATATTATACACGATTTCTGTCGCAGTTGGGGAAGTATATATGATTGAATTTGCGGCCCCTATACGCAACATAGACAGGTCTGGTAGCCTCGGCGTGCAGGCAAGCGTAGCAGATACGCTGACGATTACAGCATTCGGTGAAGTGGAAGGGGAGCGACAGTAATGCCTATAAGCAAGATACCCAGCACTACTGCATTAGACTCCGTAACGATTGGCAGTATATCTACCGACTACGGTAATGCTTCTACGGACAACTCGACGACTACCCCGCTAGCTGGCGACGCTACGTACACCGGCACAGGGGAACAAAACGATTTCCCAGAAGTATTAGTTATGTCCAAGGCTGACGTAGCTGGGACGCTGTACTTCGACTTCTCTAGTGACGGCACGAACTGGGACAGTACATACCCTACATCAGGTTATGCATGTTCGGCAGGGGTTCCAGAAGTACATAGAGCAGCGGTTGGCGGTAGATACTTCAGAGTACGCTACGTCAACGGGTCGTCAGCTCAATCGTACTTCAGGCTCACTACGTACAACACCGCAGGCATAGGACAGCTATCTGCAGCATATAATCAGACTATGGGGCTAGATAGCGACGCTATCGCTACACGTCCTTCTAGCTTTCAAGACGAAGTTAAGCTAGGTAGACGCTCAGGAGTAACAGGGTGGAATAAGTTTGGATACCATTCAGGACTGACAGCCGCTTCGGGAGATCAGTTGGTTACAGCAGGCAGTATCACTACACTGCCTACGATACTAACGACAGCAGATACGTTTGACATTGCATACGATGGTACGGGTGGAGGCTCTACGGACGGCTCAGGAACGACTGGAGCAACGTCTTTGGTAATATACTACTTAGATGCTAACGGTCAGTCAGCTACGGCTGTACATGCTCTAGGCACTGACGGTTCGGATACTACGTCCTTCACTGGGCTGGGAATCAATCGAGTAGCTGTGTACGCCTCTGGTACGGCTAATGTGAACAACTCGGACATAACGATCACAGCCACTACAGGCGGTAGCGAGCAGGCGTTCATACCAGCAGGCGGCAGTGTTACTCAGCAGCTCTGGTTCCACACGCCCACGGACTCTAAGGGGGTACTGAAGGATATCTTCCTAGCAGCTAACAAGCTGTCAGGTAGCTCCCCGAATGTGATCTTCAAGATATGGGCGTACAACAGGGGTGTGGATACGGCCTACGAGATATTCAGGTATACGATGGACACCGGCTCTACTAACCAGCTAGTGTATGCGGATAAGGTTGGGTTCGGTGTGTCGGCAGGAGACGTAATATACGTAACAGCAGACACGGATACAAACAGTACGGTGGTCGAGGGGAGATTCTCCTTGAACGTCTATCAGAATCAATAAGGAGGCATCATGCCATTAAATCCAGTTGGGGTACTAGACGCTCCACTATTCGACGCAGCCGGTACGTACATCGGTGGCAGTCGTGCTATTGAGCAGGGCGCTCAGACGCTAGGAGCAGCAGCAGGCGGTGGGCTGTCGGGTACTATCGGTTCTGGCTTTTTCCAGTTCAACCCGATACTGGCAGTGTTCTCATACTTGGCGAATAAGTGGGATATCTTCGGACTATCACCAGACATGCCTAAGTTCGACGACCTGACTCCAGAGGAGCAAGCCGTTGTACTAGAGAATGGCTACAACGACATGATGCGTGAGCAGGGTGTGAATGCAGACGGTATGCAAGACACTGAGGGCGTTATGTCATTCTCGCCAGAGATGATGCTTGACTACTACGAGAAGGTACGAGATGTCGTAGGCGAAGAAGGCGTTTCTACGATGGACGAGATCGTGGATGACTTGCAGAGCAGCGACTTCGACAATGAGTTACTGTCTCCACAGCAAGACCTTATCGACATGAACATGGACTCGAACTCAGAGAACTTCTACGAGTCCATTACGCTTGCCGAGCAGACCCCTGTCGATCTAACGAGAGAGCAGGTGGACGATATCGCCCAGCGTGTGTACATCAACGGTGAGAACGCACAGGACGTACTTAACGAGTACGGAGTGCTAGTAGACGGCGCTACGTTCGACCCTGCTACGGCTATGGACGCAGGCGGCTCGGTCATGGACCGCATCAATGTCATCGACTCTAGCGAAGCTGGCGGTGGCGGTGGTGGCGACATTGGCGGCGGTAGTAGTGATGCTGGTGGAGATGCCGGTGGTGACCCCGGCGGCGATGCCGGTGGCGTGATAGGCGAACCTACTAACGAGTGGATATATGACGAGGCTAATGGCGTAATACGAAACACCGGAGACGGGACTGAATACCCCGTAGGTGACAGGCCTGACTGGGCTTCTGAGGACTTAGTAGACGGTCAGATATACACTGGACTGCCTATTGATGTTGGAGGCGGTGGGTACTGGCCTGAGCATGTGTCTCCCGGCGAAGTCGGCGACGGCGGTGGTAGCGATACCCCTGACGTAATCATAACTCCAGACTTAGGCGACGGTGGAGGCGGTAATGACACTGTAGACGGTGGCGGTCCCGGTACAAGGCCTGACACTATGATAGGTGGCGGCGGTAATGATGTTATAGACGGCGGTGCAGGACGTGGCGGTAGCCCCGGAGGCCGTCCTGAAGATGTTATCGACCAACCCGCCGAACCTCCCGATAACGGTGATGGTAATGACACTGTAGACGGTGGCGGGGATGGTACCGGAGGCGGAGACGGCGCTGGAGACGGCACTGGAGACGGAGACGGTACTGGAGACGGTACTGGAGACGGCACTGGCAGCGGCATCGGTAATGATGCACTACGGCGTGCCTACGAGGGACTGTTCTCAGACGCACACAGCGGGTTCTGGTTCCCTAAGATTGGCGGCTATGGTTCTTTTTGGAGGCCTTAATGACATATTTAGACTTGGTAAACAGCGTAATGCGTAGGCTCCGTGAGACTGAAGCGTCTACATGGAACGAGAACAGCTACTCTACGATGGTAGGTGACTTCGTAAACGACGCCATGATACACGTACAGAACGCTCACAACTGGTCACAGCTAATCACTGAGATCACAATCACTACTACTGCCTCGGACGATACTGAGGTTGTAGAGACTCTCGGAGAGCATGGTCAGATATGGCACGTGCTCAACGACACGCAGAACACTAAGCTGCGTATGATGGATAGAGGCACTATGAAGGTGCAGAAGTCACTGTCTGGTAATCCTTCTGGACCGCCTACGCACTATGCAAGCTATGCGCAGGCTACGGACGGGGACTTGGAGATTCAACTCTACCCTACTCCTGACGCAGTGTACACCCTGTTAGTGCTGGGTAAGAAACATCAGGCACGTATGACAGACGACGCTGACGTACTACTCGTACCAGCAGACCCTGTTATACAGTTCGCCTACGCTTACTGCTTGGAAGAGCGGGGCGATACAGGCGGAAGTAATAACATGACGCAGATGCAGAGAGCAATGGAATCGCTGGCAGATGCTGTCGGACTAGACATACAACGCGACCCTACACTTGGAGTTTGGGAGACTATTTAATGAGATCAAAGCAGCAACTGGCAGTCGCTCAGGTAAACCCCGGACAGTTCGGGCTGAATACGCAAGACGCTCCACGTCTGCTGCCTGACGGTTTCCTGACTAAGGCGGATAACTGTATCATCGACAAGCAGGGACGTATCGCGGCTCGTAAAGGCAGGGAGTATACTACTACTTCGGGCGGTACGTCCTCGGCTATCGAGGCAATATTCGAGGCAGAGTGGGACGACGGAACGACCACTATGTTCTCTGTAGGGGCTAACAAGGTTTACACAGGCACAACTACGCTAACAGACGTCACTAACGGACAGACCATTACAGACAATGCGTGGCAGATTGTGCAGTTGCAGGAGATCGTGTACTTCTTCCAAAGTGGTCACGCCCCGCTGCAATACGATAAAGGCGTTGGTACGTTAGAACTTGTAACGGCACACTCGAACTACGTCGGAACCGTAGCTCAGGGGACGTGCGCGTTGTCCGCCTTTGGTCGGCTGTGGACGGCTAAGGACGACACGGTTTACTGGAGCGATCTCCTGAACGGTGTCAACTGGGGAGGCGGTACGTCTGGTAGTATCGACTTGTCTACTGTGTTCCCGCAGGATAAGGACACTGTGACAGGACTGGCATCGCACAACGACTTCCTCGTGATCTTCCTGACTAGGAACATCCTGATCTACAGGGAGGCAGACAGCCCCGCTACGATGAGTATACAGGACGTGGTTAGTAACATCGGCTGTCAGCACCGCGATACGATCATCAATACAGGACAGGACATTATATTCCTAGACAAGACTGGTGTAAGATCGCTAGGCAGGACGATTCAAGAGAAGAGCAGCCCCATCGGGAGCATAAGCCGTAACGTAAACACCGACCTTATATACTGGGTAGACAACGAAGCAGACCCAGTCAGGGCGGCATACAGCAGGACGAACAGGTTTGTGGTGTACTTCTTCCCTACAGCAGAGATTGCGTACGTATTCGATGTACAGCAGCCGCTACAGGATGGTAGCTGGAGAGCTACTCGCTGGTCTAACTGGCCTATTAACTGCGGGTACGAGGCAATCGACGGTACTTTCTACCTCGGTGCAGTTAACGGGTTGCAGCACTACAGCGGGCTGTATACGGACGAGGGCGGCAGCTTTGATATGACTATCAGAGCGCCTCACAAGCAGTACACGGAACAGATGGTACTTCTAATACCTAAGACCTTATCGGTGGTGATAGAAGGCGGTAACGTAAACAGTAGTCAGGTTGAGTGGTCGTTCGACTACAATGAAGGATACAAGACCGTGACATACACGACTCCGGGAGCGACACAAGCGGAGTTTGGAACAGCGGAGTTCGGAGTAGCTCAGTTCTCTGGCGGAGCTGGTAATTCAAGACAACGTGTAAACATCTTCGGAAGCGGGTTAAGCCTATCATACGGTTGGCAGACCTCAATCAACGGAACAGAGTTAGCCGTTCAGGAGGTTGACATTCACATGATAACAGGAAGGGTATATTAATGAGTTGGATAAGCGATCTACTAAGTGGTGGCGCTCAGTGGTGGGTAGCCGATCAGGCTAATAATAACTATCAAGACGCCTTTAACGCGAACATCACCTCACTACAGACATTGCAAAACGAAGCCCGTGACTACAATGACGAGGGTACTTTTACGCCGGTTACTGTCACTCCTGATACTACTACTAACTATGGGGGTACTGCACCTACGGCTCCGACAGCACCTACTTTGGTAACTACTGGTAGCAGCGGCTACTCAGCTCCAGCGACAGGCCCTACAGGCTACAGTACCGTTAATGGCTACACGCTGGGCAGCCAGCCGACTGGTTACACTAATGGCTACACGCTGGGAGCACAGCCTACAACTGCTACTAACAGCTATACCGCTGGCATGGGACCGGGTAGTATCGCGTCTTCATACGTAGCAGGACAGGCTCCTAGTGGCGTTACGTCCAACTACACGGCAGGGCCCACGGCTCAGCTTGGTGGTGTGAATGTAAACTTACCGGGACGGTTTCAGGGCGGTGTAGGAGGTCCAGCTAACGTATCACTGAACGGTATGCTCGGATTCTCTGGGTTCAATATACCACAGACTGCTAGTGCTGCACAGTACAACGCACCGGGACAGGTTAATACGAACTTGCAGCAGTCCGCGCTGTACAATGCACAGGCACAGTCTCCGCAGTATTCGCAGGGACAGATCGCTAGTGGTCTACTGGGCGGTCTAACTGCACAGGACGCGCTGTCACAGCTAGGCGGCGGTACAGGACGCAGCGAGCAAGAAATATACGACATGCTAGAAGGCATGCAGTCTGGTGATCGTGAGCGTGAGCGTCTTGCTCTGCGTGACGAACTGGCTGCACAGGGACGACTAGGCACTGCCTCTAATGCGTACGGCGGTACACCGGAAGAATTGGCACGTGCTAAGGCTGTAGAGGAGGCGCGAGGCGCTAACGCTATGCGTGCGTTCCAGCTTGCAGGTGAAGAGCAGGGACGATTGGCAACACAGCGCTTACAGGCTATGGGTCTGGGCGAAGAGTCCGCAGGTCGTCAGAATCAAAACTTACTCCAGAGCTTTGGCTTAGGCACTGAGTCTCAGAACGCTGCTACGAACCTGACTAACGTACTGGGCGAGCAGGCACTGCAAGGACGCTCCATCGGTAATCAGTTCCAGCAGGGGCTGCTTAGTGCTGCTCTGAATCAGCGTGGTCAGGACGTACAGGCTGGTACGAGCATGGCAGGCATCAACAACCAGTATAATCTGGGGATGTTCGGCGCTCAGACCAACGCTCAGGCACAGCAGGCTGCGGCTACTAACGCTTACAATCAGGTTATGGCACAGCTATACGGTACGGACGTGGGCGCTGCTACGCAGGCTCGTGGTCAGGACGTACAGATGCAGAACGTGTTGGCTAACGTGTACGGCACGGACGTAAACGCTGCTGTACAGCAAGGACAGCTAGGACTAGAAGCAGACCGTAACACTATCGCCCAGTATCAGGCACAGCAGACAGCACAGGCTGAGCAGGGACGACAGGCTTTACAGGCTGCTGGTATTAACATCGATGCGTTCCGCGCAGGAGATGCGGCTGCACAGGCTCAGGGAGCACAGGCGCTACAAGCTGCCGGTATTAACGTAGACGCCTACAGAGCTGCTGAGCAGGCTAGTCAGGCACAGTCACAGCTTGGTCTACAAGCAGGACAGCAAAGCATAGATGCCTTTAATGCCTACAATCAGGCTCAGTTCCAGCAGGGACAGCTAGGCGTTCAGGCGGGACAGCAAGGTATAGATGCCTTTAATGCTTACAATCAGGGACAGTATCAGCAGGGAATGCTAGGCGTTGAGGCAGGTAATCAGAACATTACCGCATTCAATGCTTTCAACCAAGCGCAGCAGGAAGCAGCACGGCTTGGGTTACTGGCAGACCAGAACGCTATATCGAACTACAATGCTCAGGCTAATTACAATATCGGTATGGGCGGAGTAAACAATACTGCGTACGCCAATTCGTTCTTGAGCGATAGGCAGGCTTTTGACTATGCTCAGTTGAATGCTGAGACACAGTTGAACTCCGAGAGGAACCAACTGGTAGCCGAGGGCTATGCACAGACGGCTGGCATGAACGAAGCTACGCTGGCACAGCAGGCAGCAGAGGCACAGATGAACTACGAGCTAGGCAACAATCAACTGATTGTTGACATGCTCTTAGGTACTATCAACGATCAGACGGGGCAGACAGTAAATACTGGACTGCTAGAGCAGTGGTTCCCCGGACTATTTAGCGGCTAGGAGTTAGAATATGTTAGATGGATTGTTCAACATTCAGAAGATATACGCTGATATGATGGACGCCAATAAAGTAGAAGACCCTTTCGAGAAGTACACTCGTCAGGGTCACTCTGCTTCAATGGCGGGTATCAAGGCAGCGCAGGACAGGACTCGTAACAGGTTAGGCCTGTTCACTCCTCAGCAGCAGTTTAATCAGGCTGTGAGTCAGATTTACCCTAATGCTCCTGACTATAATCAGCAGATGATGACAGCGGCTCAGAGGAATGCTCCAGCTTTCGTACCTCAGCTTGCACAGGCTCAGACTATAATGCAGCAGCAGAGAGTAGACAGGGCAGAGCAAGAGCGTCAAAGAAGATTTCAGGAAGGAGTGCAAACCGAGCAGGGTAGACTTGCAGCTCTTGCGGCTGGCCGAGCTAATCGGGAGGAAGCACGAGCACAGCAATTGCATGAGTATGAATTACGTCAATTACAAGCTCAAGCGACATTGTCTGAGATGCAGCTAACGGGAGAAATTCCAGAGACTGTGGACGTACATGCGGTGGAGACGTTTCAGAACGGTACTGTGCTTATAGCTACAGACGATGGTCAAACCTTCGTACGTGACCGCGCTGGAAATAAGCTAACCGGAGAGGAGGCTGCTAAGGCATTAGAGCAGGCTAGGACTGACGAGATGGACTTTGAAAGTAGGGCCTTACTACAGAAGGGAATCGCTGAGGCGGAAGTTAATACCTTCAATAAAGCCGTTTCAGACGCTGAAGATGCGTTAGGTGGTCTTGCTGAAGCGTATCGTATCAGGGAACTCCTAGAACTCGTCGATACTGGCGCATGGGAAGCTGGTAAGTTACAGGCTAAGCTACTGTTTGGGTCTGAAGGGGTAGATTGGGACAGTGTTAACAATGCAGTAGAACTCCGTAATCGAATGGGCGCGTCTGTAATATCTAGGCTGAAGGAGTCTTTTGGGGCATCCTTTACCGAGAGGGAAGGGGCGAAACTTGAGCAGTTCTCAGCGTCCTTTAGCAATACTACGGAGTCTAACATTAGACTTATTGACGGTATAATTAGCAGTGCGGAGAGTCGTGTAGGTAGGGCTGTTGGCTTAGCCGCTGATTATGGAAGCATGACAATCGCTAACGACCTGAGAGAGCGTAGAGCATTTAGGTACTCAGGGTACGAGTCAGACAAAGCTGGGACTGACGCTCAGATGTCGACGTCTGCCCCTAGCGGGTCTGATGGCCCCTCCGTTACACAGTTTACAGATGAAAATGGTAACAAGTGGTTCTGGGACCCTGAGTTCTCTCAATGGTTCAAAAAGTAAAAATAGGGGATTACAATGACTGATTTTTTAAAAGGGCTTCCGCCTGAGTTGCACCATATGGTGGTAGGTCAAAAAGAGGAAGATGCCCCTACGGTTCCTCAATACCCTCAACCGAGACAGCCGGAGCCGCCGTCAAGGCTGGAACAGGGCGCACAGACCGCGTCTGACTTCATAGGCGGGATGGCTACCGGCATGGGCGGCGGTATAGTCGGTGTTGGCGGCCCTGTAAATAATGCTGCTTCTATGTCTGGATACTACGCCGGGCAGGGAGCTTCGTGGGTAATGGGCGCTAAGGGCATAAGTACAGTTCTTAATATGTTAACTAAGGGTCCTAGCGCCTCTACGACAGCTCTTAACGTATTCCAACGTCTGGGACAGCAGAGCATCGCAGCGGAGTCTGGTATAGGTGCCGTCGCTGGTGTGGGCGGTTACTATGGCGGTGAGATCGGTGGTGACTTGATGGGAGCCGGTGGAGAGCTTGGCGGAGAATTTATAGGCGCAGCGCTTTCCTCAGTTCCTACAGCAGTTGCTCTTAACGGTTTGAGGACGCTGACGTCCGCTAGTAGGCATCTGTTCCTTAATGACTCTATACCAACGGCTGAGCAGTTAAAAGGCGCTTCTGACGTTCTGTATAAGGCACTTGACGACTTTGGAGTCACCATTGACGGGGCGAAGATCGTTCCGGGGTTGGAAGATTTCGCATACAGGGAAGGTATAAAGTTCGGTAGCGACAATCCTAGCAGGATAGGTAGGAGCATAGAGATCATAAAGAAAGCCGCTGACGAGGGCAGGCTTACGTATGGGGTGCTTCAGAGAGAGATAGAGGCCCTGTCTCCGTATGCAGGAGGTTCAGATACAACCGCTGTTGCTTATAAGAACGCTGTTGACTACCTTAAAACTACAATGCTTGATACGAGTAAGAAGAGTAACATCGTCCTCGATAACATCCGGTTGCCGGGTAAAGACGGGGAGGCTTCTCGCAAGGCTGTGGCTATGACGCTTGAGGAAGTCGTAGAGACGGCTGGTAGGACGTATCAGCGATATAGTTCTGACCGTGCAATTAACGAGGCGTTCGATAGGGCGTACATTCAGTCACTGGAGAATGTAAATAAGCAGGGTACGCCCGTCTGGAAGACTATGGATAAGACATTACGTTCATTAGTTGAAGGAAACGGACAAGGCAAATACTTAGACGATAGGCAGAAAGCTGTTCTTAAGAGGGCCTTAGAGGGTACATCTTTAGAGGAGATATTTAGAAGACTTGGTAAGTTACGGTTTAACTCTGAGGACTTTGTACGGACTATGATAATGGGAGCCGGTGTTACGTCTATTGGCGGAGCTGTTGGAGGCGTACCGGGCGCTGCGACAGGTGCAGGGCTGTCAACGGCAGGGTTCCTCACCGCTCACGTTATAGGTAAGGCAGCACATAATCGGGCAGCTAATATGTTTGAGGGTAACGTCAGACTCGCTCAGCAGGCTATCAGGGCTGGTAATGACCCTGTTAGGGCGTATCGTGCCTATCAGGCTACTGTACCTAAGCCGCAGCAGAACCCAGAAGACTTAGCTATGCTGTTCATAAGGAATAACGTCGATACTGGCGATCTAGCTAATATAACAATAAGCAAGGGGAGCTACCTGCTATCCGACGCCGTGATGCTTACTAATGCTATGAGGACTCTCGGAGCTAGTGAGGATGAGAGGGCGGAGGCGATAGCTCGACGTAGGCAGGCAATACAGCACGCCGATGCTCGAAGGAGTGGGCAGGTGCCTAGTCTGGACGTTCCGACAGTTCCTAATCGCTTCCAAGGACGTTAGAGCTGCACAGAGCGTAGTTTTAGCGACGATAGCGACGGGGTATAGTTACCTACTACCTCATCGTTATCGTCGCTTCTACACTAGAATAGACACGTCTGAGGGCTATTACAGCTCACAGGCGCCGCCTTTACATGCCAACTCTTGCGAGCTGGTAGTAGTATCGTCTCTCTCCACGACATCCCACTCTATTGTTGTGGGCATCTCAGCTTCGAGTAGCTCGAATGTGCCTCGACTTATAGGTTCATAAGGGGCTTGCTGGTAGACGTGACCGTCATACGGCAGGAAACTTATCCCACTCACCTTATCGAAGTTATTATAAATCCATTGACCGATCTCAAGGAACTCGTGGTCACGGTAGTAGACTGTGACGCTAGGCTTGTGCTCACACCAGTGGTCTTGGAACTTCTCCCACAGATCGAGCTGCTCTCTAGCGCTCACCTCATCGGCTGTACGTACATGATCTCCCGCAAATATGGGGAATGAGAACACGTAAGCGTTCGGATTGAACGCATCGTCCTCGCATGGTACGCCAGCATCTTGCATAACAGCACTTAACGGGTCAGACTTATCGGCACGGACACGCCTGATATACTGCTTAGCGTATCTGGGGTGTATCCCACTGGCTGCATTAACCAGTTGAGATACAGTGCCGGATGGTTTGACGCAGGTAATTGCTGCGCTTGCGTGTATCCCAAGCCTTTCCGCCCAACGACGGTTAGTCTCGACTGCATGTACTCGCAGTTTATGTAAATCCTCGCCTGAACATCCCAATAGATAGGGGCAGTCAAAGATGCCAGTGATTGATACACCGAGTAGTGCCTCCTCTTCCGTGTTGACCCGCCACTTGGAACGTAAGTAGCGGAAGTCTGTTAGTGTTGCCTGCATTGTCCCAAGGATAGTAGCCAACTCAACCTTACGCTTCAGACTCTTGAAGTCATCGCTCGGTCTAGCTACCACCTCGGACAGATTACAGAACTGGTTAGGGCGCAGGATGATCTCAGAGCACGGGTTAGTACCAAAGTGCTCATTGTCTTCCCGCCTGCCGTTACGTGCTGCTACTGCTCTTGCTGCGACTCGGCTGAAGATTCCTCGCTCTCCGCATTTGCTTTCGTAGAGTTCTTTCCACTCGTTGAGGAACGCCTCGAAGTCCGGCTTTTCGGTATAGCATGCGCTATTATTAGCCAAAGCCCTATGAGGAGCAGTGATATACCATTCACCATGTTTAGCCCTCCTTATCCTATCGTCCGTTAAGTTCGATAGAGATATCAATGCGCTCCTACGTACACCGCCGCACACTACCACGTCCGCTATCTTGCAAACCAGATCGTGACACTCTAGTGAACTGAGCCGTCGTCCGGCAGCACCTCGGAAGGTGTCGACTGTGAAGCGGAAAAGAGACTCAAGAGGTTCTGGGCCACTGCTTCGACCTCCGAAGGTCTTAAGTGGTTCACCTTTTGCTCGAACCTTGGATGTATTCCATCGAGGTACTCTTCCCGAATAGAGAAGAGATATGAGTTCTCTGAGTCCTGTAGCCCATCCAAGTTTACTATCTCTAACGTCAATGACCGTATCGGTTTCATAGAAGTCTTCTCCCACAATCGGCAAGGCAGACACATACTGTCGCTCCACGCTGAACCCTACACCTGTCCCGCACATCAGTACGTAGAGTATTTCGTCGAATGCGCGGGGATGGTCTATCGGTACGTATGAGCAGTTGAACCCTGCCACGTTATCCCTATCCAATGCAGGCCCTGCTGTCATTAAGGCACGCATCGAGGGCATCACCTCTAGTCCTACTATTGCCTTGTATAGCTTACTGTACTCAGCATCCGTCAGCTCACACCTCTCACCGAAGTAGTCCATGTAACGGCTGACCGTTTCTTCCCACGTCTCCCTGCGCTGTTCACCGTGCAGGTATCGAGCGTAGCGAGACTTGGCTATGTACTTTTGATAGTTATCCAATCTTATAAACTCCTGTCAGTTTCTTCCACCATATCACGTAGCAAGAGCGAGAGCAGAACGTCTCGTCGCTGCGTCTCACCTTGCCGCCACAGTTAGGACACTTTGCCATGTACGTTCACCTCCTCAGTAGGTAGTACGATAGGACGCACGCTACAGTCTAGCGTAGCATTGCCGTTCTTGTTACGAACGTGCGTTATGTCAACATGGAAGTAACGCTTCAGCCTGTCAACCCACCAATCCTCACTCTCTACTATCAGATGCGCGTTGCGTCCATCAGGTAGTATCTTACGTGCAGGGTACAGGGCGATGCTGAAGTATCCCACGTCTATCATGTTACGGTTGAGATCGACCAGTACGTTATCCAGCAGGTCAGGCTCGATGTGCTCCAGCACGTCAACACACAGCACCAGATCACACGCACGCTTGTGTAGCCTGTCCTCGTAGCCGGGATCGTACTCGACGATCTCGAAGTCTTCCGGTATCAGGCCTCGTCGACGTAGCTGCTTCTGTAGCTTACCGTTGCTGCTGCCATAGTCTAGCATGTCTATGGCCCCACGCTTGATATGTCCGTTAACCCACTCGGCAATCTCGTAGCAACGGGAGGACGCCGTAGCACCCCACCGTCCTTCTGACTCCTCGTGAACCTGTCTGATCTGTGCCTTGTACTCGTCACTAATCAGTTCACTCATATGTTCCTCCGTATACCAACAGCGTTGTAGCCCTGATTGATTGCTATATCTACTGCTATGTCCTCACGGATACGCTTAGCCTCCGCCTTGGGTACCGTAGTTACAAGTTTAATGTCCGCCGTACGGCACTTTGCAGAGTACACTTGCTCCTTAGCGTCAGTGTACTCTACGTACTGCTCAGTGCGTGCGTCGAAGTAGTGACTACTCCCCGCCATATTTCTTCTCCAAGTAGTTGATGCTGACTGGCATCTCATCGCAGCCTCCATCGTCTACCTCGTGCAACATCCACAGCCCACGCCACTGGTTATTACCCTGCGGGCCGAGGTAGTCCTCGTCGTGCTGGTAGTACGTGCCAGCGAACAGGCCGATCATACGCTTGCCGTCTGCACGGTGTGCGAACGCTACGTCACGCTGCTGCACATGCCCCATCACACAGGACATCATCTTCTTATTCAGCATGATGCGTGCGCTAGTGACAGGACGTCCCATCACGCCACTGGTATGGTAGTGAGTGTACGCTATGCCGTCGATGATAACCACCTCATTGAACGGATGTACTTCCCAGCCGTGCTGCTCCAGATTAAAGTCGTGATATCCGAGGATACCTTCCAGTTCTGGATGCTCCTGCGTAGTGCGCTCGATGCGATGCTCGTGATTGCCAAGCAGGAAGACCAGCCTAGGCTTGTACTCTTCTTTACCGGCTCGTCGTAGCTGTCCGTTCATGCGATTGATAGGCTCCATGAAGATGTCCATCGCACGGTTACCAGCCTCGATGTCTGCCTTGTATCTGCGCCCTTCGAAGGATCGCTTGCCCTTATCATAGCTCGACAGGGATGGCATGTCATAGTGATCGCCCAAGTGTATGATAACGTCAGGCTTCTTATCTGCTGCGAACTTGCCCGCCCAGCGTAAGTGAGACATGTCAGTTCCCGGCTTGACTTGCGTATCAGGAATTATAAGGTGCTTCATATCGGTGTTACCTCGACTGCTGCTAGTAATGTAGTGGTTAATGCCCATAGTGCTACTATCAGTATAACATCCGATAGTATTACTGTCAAGAGTATCTCAGTCCCGCGAAGTCGGTCGATAGTACTTCTCAATTTCCACACTCCTCTTAATAGATTCAAAGTCTTCTCTGATCTTACGGCCCCAGAGATTCTCGTATACGTACATAAACAATATGATGTTCAACGCTGCCAGTATCCCGAACAGCGGAAACAGTATAGCTAGTTGCTGTAGCATGGTGTTATCCTCTACGTTCCAGTGACCAGTAAGTACCACGGTCACACTCAGTTATCTCAAAGGTTAGGCCGCCTCTGCCTACTGGGATGCTATCACCCTCCGATAAGTCTAGGCATTGACGGCTATCCCATTCTCCGACACGGTGCGTATCGAACGCTCTCAACCCTCCGAACGTCTCGCCGCAGACAGAGCACCTACAACGTGACGTACCTCCGACACGTAGCTTGTAGGTAGTTCTACTCATGCTGCCGGACCTCCCTGTAGGCTACATACCTGCTCCAGATACTGGATGTACTCCACTACCTGCTGCTGTTGGGCTTGCATGTTAGCGATATACTGCGTTAACTCACTGATTTCGGTGAACGACTGGTGATACAGGTACAGTGCCAAGCATACCGTAGCTATCAGGAACCCATTAGTCAAGTCTTTAATCGTGCTCATTGTTCTACCTCTAATTTAGTCATTAGACAAATTGCTTTATGATTTCCGCAGCGACTTGCGGGACAATGGCGTTACCCGCTCCGCGCAGTATGCCCACTCGATTGGGTATCCCATTAGCCAGAGGGAAAAGCGCGGGTTCAGTTGGAATTTGACGGTACTTTCCGTCTCGGCAGTAGATAAGACCGGCACCTGATCCTTCACATTGCTGCACCCAGCTTTCTTCTTCGCTCTGGCTAGAGCTTCGTCCGACCTCGCCCCCATTGAGTCCATTGCATTCGGCGTTCCCCACGGCTGAACCATCCTCGCAGCCCCGCCCAAAGTCGTTCCACGGGTCGGTGCATTCGCTGCCTTGCCCTCGCCCCTGACTTGCGGATTGTCTTGAGTCGATGGGGTAGACCAGAACGTCACCGTTGACGCTATCACCCCCAACCCGTTCTGGAAGTTTTCCCTGTACCTGTTGCAAGCCTTCGTTCCATCGGTGTGCATTGGAGTCGGCCACGAAGAAGAGCCGCTCCCTTTTGTGCGGTGCGCCGATGCCACAAGCTGGCAATACGGCCATTGCCGTGGCGTAACCTTCTGCTTCCATGTCAGCTTGTAGATCATCGAACCACTCTGTTCTAATTGCCGAGGCAACTTGTTCGCCAAAAACGATTGCAGGTTTGCACTGGCGGATGAGATCGAAGAAGTGAGGCCACAAGTGTCGCTCGTCATCTGTCCCTTGTTGCTTTCCTGCTGTTGAGAATGGCTGGCAGGGTGGGCTTCCTGTCCAAACAGGTCTGTCTGGACTCCATCCTGCGAGCTGTAATGCTCTACTCCATCCCCCGATTCCCGCGAAGAAATGGCATTGTGTAAATCCTTTGAGGTCTGATGGTTCGACATCTGCTATGCTCCTGGTATCAACCTCACCTTTCGGAATGAGGCCATCTTCGATCAATTCTTTCAGCCACTCGGCTGCGAATTTATCCCACTCGTTATAATAATTCATTCTCAATTTAATCGTGCTCATTGTTCTACCTCTAATTTAGTCGGCGGGTCCTCACACACCGACGCCAGTATCTCATCAATCTCGGGACGTGCGAGTAGCTGTTTAATGCCCTGCTCTATCACGTCATGTTGATTACCTCTACCTACTACGTCGACGTCCTGCCGTACACGATGTATGTTACCCGCACAGTCTAGCCACGACCACTCGACGATCCAGTAAGTGAACTCACCGTGCTCGTTAGTAGTCATGCCTACGGGGTACGCATCAGTGTACAGTTCGTATGTGCGTCCCTCCTCTGCTGCCTCTATCGGGTCAATCCACATCACATAGACAAAGAAGCCTATGAGTATAGACAGTACAATCAAGTCGCCTGTAATACTCTCTTTAGCTTGTTTCATTTCGAGTCCTCCGATCTGCGTTAGTCTTGCCCCTATGGCAGGGCTTGCACAGTACCTGCATACCGTCAGCCTCGCAGAACATCCTCTCGACAAAACCGGGTAGATCATCGTAACACTTCAAGCTACCCGCTGGGGTCAGATGATCTACCTCGGTTTCCTTCGCCGAAAAGTATTCCTTGCATCTGTTGCATTGGTACTCGTACTTTTGCCTGCCACCGCCTACTACCTCGCGCCTCGCTGCGTTCTTAACAGCGTACTTCACAGGGTACCGTGAGAAGGCAGCACGTAGTGCGGAGCGTATGAACTGGAAGTATCTACTCTCCGTCCACGTGTTGCCTGCTCGTGTACGTGGTACTCTAACTGCCATTGTCCTCTACCTCAATAATCAACCTGCCGAGGAACCACTGTGCTTTACGCAGGTCTTCTACGCCGTTCTTATCAGTGTAGCGGTGCAGATACTTGGTAATACTACCACGTAGATACCCATGATACTCATCTTTAGTCAGCATAGACTTCAGGTAATCTATGGGCTGTATACCTGACCGCGTATAGTGCGTAGGGTTGATAGCATCGACTACCTTACCACGCTTGCCGTATGGCTTTGTTACGTTATCCCACTCTTCCGGTGTTACTTTGTTTAGGGTATCTCCCATGGCTTGTCCTCCTCAACTCTCATGTATAGTAACTGTGCATTCTCACACACTCGCGCCTCTGGGTGCGGCTCTTCGAACTTCTCGTAGGCTGCGACACATGCTTCGTACATCTCACGCTCTGTCGTGCAGTCTTCGAGTATCTTCTCAGCCTTCTTCGGTCCTATACCCTTGAGTCCGATGATGTTGTCCACCGTATCACCCGTCAGTATCTGCGAGTAGAAGAAGCGCGTAGCCTCTTCAGCGGTGATGTCATACTCCAACCGCTTAACAAAGTTATAGTGTTTGCCGGGTACGCCATTCAAGTCCTTGTCAATCGTTACGATCACGTCCTTGTACCCGCTGGCGTGCTGACCCTGTGCTATCGCATCGTCAGCCTCCTGACCCTCGACGACCTCTGCCTTCCAGTAGTCGATCAGATGCTGGCGTATAGCTGCGTAGTGGATGGGTTTTTCTTTCTTGCTGCGCGTGCCCTTGTAGGGATGCGTCTTCGCTATATCGAACCTAAAGTTACCCTTGCCGGTGAGGTATAGCTGGTAGGGTACTTCAGGGTATTCGATCAGGATGTCCTGAACCATACAGTCTAGCGAGTGTAGAGCGTATGACTCAGGATCGTCCTGACTAGCGAAGCCACATCGGTAGACAAGGATGTCCGCGTCGATGTGTAGCTGCATTAGATAGCAGCGTCCATGTCAACACTGATGGTACCGCCCTCACCGTCGGCATCGTATACTACCAGCTCGTCGACCACAACCTTGTGCGTCTGCAGCATTGAGAACGTACCAAAGTTATTGGTGATCTCGATGATCTCTGCCGCCACCCGTACCTCGCTGCCGTTACCGACAGGCAGGTCAGTCATGTCATCGCCTGCTGTGTTGACTACACGGATGGGATACTTCGACTTCGATACTACGAAGTTACCCTGATCATCGCCCTTGTTACGTACCTCGATGCCATGCTTGGACAACAGTGCACAAGCAGGCCCGGACAGATCGGCTAGGTTATACTGATACTTGCCGCTCATCTGGTTAGGCGTGTTGAATGACTGCCAGAATACCTTACCCTTCAGTGCACCGCTCCACAACTTCTTAACTGACTTACTCATAACAACGTCTCCACGTTTGGTTGGTTAAGTTTTCGTTTAATACATAGTATATTATACCACGGGTAGGACTTACTTGTCAACACCTTAGTGTGTTGCCGCCCAGTTACTACCCACCTGATACTCACCGGTCAGCTTGACGTACATATCGAACTGGTCTGTGACCTGCTCAATGGCATGCACACCATGCGCCCCGACTACATCAGCATTGTAGTATGGCGTCTCGATCTGCCACTCGTCGTGTGCCTGCACCACCAGCTTGGCCCCCTGCTCCTTCAGGATAGGGTAGAAGTTAATCAGTGCCTGCTTCATTACGACAGCACCGTCTCCCTGTAGCTGATAGTTCAACACAGAATGCATCGAGTCAACCCATACTTTACTTCCATCGAGTAGCGTTATCGTGCCTCCCTGAGCCTCCGCCTCAGTGCGCCGCTTGAACTCCTCGAATGCGGGCATGTTCTTTAAGAAACGTGCCCTTACGTTACGTGCTGAACCGACAGAGCACTTCAGTATCTCTGCCAGTTTAGCATCGCTCGCCCCATAGATGAAAGCGTAGATAAATGTCTTAGCCTCATCGCGTGTAGCAAGTCCTGCCTGCTGCTGATTGTACGAGTGCACGTCTCCCTCCTCGACCTGCTTCTTGAACTCAGGGTCCAGCAGCCTATTAGCTAGTAGTCGTAGCTCCAGCGCTGACGCGTCGATGCCTACCAGCTTGTGTGCGTCAGGTACACAGAATAGCTCACGGCATTCCTTACCGTACGGCTTGCGAGTGCTAGGTATCTGCGCTAGGTTCGGCCTCGATTGACTCTGTCTATGCGTATTAGTACCGAGCGGGTTCACCTTGCCGTGTATCCTGCCAGTCGAATCGTTATAGTATTTAAACCACCCGTCCATCTGACTGATGCGCTTCTCAAGCATCATGTACTCCCCGACCTCCTGCGCTACGGGGTGCGGTATCTGCTGAAGCAACTCGTCGCTGATCTTGTACTGACCTGACGGAGTCACCTCTGTCAACTTGACGCCTGCCGACATGAGACGCTTGGCTACCTGCTGCCTACTGCCGGGGTTGAACTCCTCGACGTGCGGCTTAAGTTCCTTGCCCGTCTTCTCAGACCAACGCCGCGTTACGATAGGCGGGAACCTGTGTTGAAGTTCCTTTCGTATAGCGTTACGCTTGGCGCCCAGTCGCACGTATAGGCTAGTAGCTTTCTCGGTGTCGAACTTGAACCCAGTGTCGATCTGTTCCTGCACGATGCGTGCGATCTGCAACTCGTTGTTGATTGACAGTTTACTGAACCCTGCGCCCTCCAGCTTGCGAGTCAGTTCACGGTGAAGCTTATCAGTTAGGCGAACGTCCTGCTCCATGTAGTCGCGCATGCGTGTCCACCACCGCTGCCACGTCTCGCCCTCAGCAGGCTCGTCGAAGTCGGTGAAGTCGCCTTTATAGTCTCCTAGCCTACGTCCCCACTCACCGAGCGAGTGCCCACCGTCCAGCCTCGTAGGCCTGAATAGCGTCGATAGGGTGTAAGTGTCAATCAACTCTCGCTTAGAGATGTCAACGCCCCACCTATCACGCAGCGCTGGCATGTCGGCGTACACGATACGGTGTCCGCATAGCGCCTGCATAGGGCGCTGCGATAGCCAAGCTTCCAGACTAGCTGGGTTCTCGTGACAGGCGTACTCACCTGTTAACGTGTCGAGTGTACCGCACATATGTATGTGCCGCTCGTTAAGCGTAGGCCACTCAGCATCCAGTACAATCATCGTAGTCCGTCTCCTGCCAATAGTCCTCGTAGTCTTCCTCTCGCTTATCCCAGAACCCCGTGAGGTCTTCCTCGTCGGGTATTACCACGTCCATCACAGGGATACGCGCCGCCTTTATACATCGTGTGCACATATCGAGGTACTCCTCGGAGTGCAGTCCCTTGATGTCCAGTTCGCTGTCTTCCAGTATCGTATCGCATGAGACGCACCTCATATCGCGCCCTCCTCAACTTGTTCCTCAACTTGTTTGTTTAATGATGCAATCCACCGCAGCTTACAAGCCACGCCAGTTACACCGCTGTACCTGTTCTTTAATACACGCACTGTCGTCACGTCCCGATCCTCCTCAAGTTCGGCCTGCGTGTTACGCTCCAGTGCGATAGCTATGTTACTCAACTGCGCGATAGCCTGACTGCCGCGTATCTGATTCATGCGTACCCTGCCGCCTTCCTCTGCCGGGGTAGACGACGAATCGCCCCTGCTGATGTGACTTACCAGCAGGACGGTTACGCCAGTCTCCTCTACCAGTGAGCGTAGGCTGTGCATTGCTGCGTCGATAGCCTCGCGCTCGTTGCCTGCCGTCTTGGCCTGCTGCATCCCTACCAGTATAGAGATGTGATCTAGTATCAGTATCTTACAATCCTCCACCAGTGCAAAGTATCGCATCCTTTCCAGAACGTCGTCGACCCTAGTGTTACCACCGCTAGAGTAGAAGTGCACCCGGTTAGTTCCGTATAGTAACTGATAGGCAGCTTCCCGCTCCTCGACCGTCACGTTATCGGCGAGATGCCCAGCCCGTCGTAGCGTCTCTGGATTGTTGAAGCAATATTTAACAGCCTCGTCTTTAGTCGGTAGGTGCAGCGCCTTGCCCACCGTAGCGGACATCAATGATGTCGCTGCCGTGCCGACTGACTCCTCTAGCGATAGCACCCCGACTTTAATGTCTGTTGTGTCTAGCACGTGGGCTATGCATGATTTCATAAACGTAGACTTACCAACACCAGACCCCGCCACCAGTGTAACTAACTCCCCGCTCCGTATGCCATACGTCTTCAAGTTCAACCCGTCGAACGGATAGCGTGCGAATGGTAGATGCGTGGGCTGCAGGACTAGATCGTGTAGCTTCTCACCCGATACTATATCGTCGGGACGATAGCGATCCGCTCCATACCACGCGTTAACGAATGCTTGCGCCTTATCGTTGCACAAGTAGTCGTTGGCGTCCTTGTACTCTGTCAACTCCACCACATAGGACTTGCCAGCGAACAGGGAAGCGACATGCTTAGCCGCATCGCGCCCGGCATCGTCGCTATCGAAACACACCAGCACCTTAGTAAAACTGTTGATGTAATCGTACGCCTTGCGACATGATGACAACGCAGCCGCTGCGCCTTTCGGTATAGATACCACAGCATACTTGCTACCCGTCATCTGGTACACCGACAACGCGTCGATCTCACCCTCTGTTATGGTGACGGTCTTGCCGCTGTCGCCGGGGGCGAATAGCTGCTGACCGAAAAGACCCGCCTGTTTGAAATCGCCCTGAGCGTAGAATACCTTGTCGCCCAGCCGCCTCACCTTGGTTGCTACCTGCTCCTCGCCGCTATAGTACGGGAAGTATACGGCTCCGCTATCTACCACGGCCCCATACTTAGCCAATGTCAGGCCCGTCAAGCCGCGTTCGGGTAGACCTAGGCCATTACCCCTAGGCAAAGATATCGGCTCGTTACGCGGCTCCGATGGTTTATCATTGCGTGCGTACTGTCTCCGCTCCCCGACCGTAAACTTGTGGCAGGCGTGACAATACTTAGACCCGTCATCGTTTATCTGTAGTGCGTCGCTGCTCCCGCAGTCGTCGCATGGTTGGTGTATCTTACCCATCGAATCCCTCCAGTTGTGACATCTTAAAGAATGTA